ACACAGCGTCCGTTTATGGGCAAAGATAGGATGAACCAAGACGAAGTATTTGAAGCCATTACCCTGCTCGAAAACAATATTTTCTTTGTGAAACCTGAAAAGGACTTTACACTTGACAGTATTTTGAACAAAGTGGCTGAATTGAAGAACCGCAAAAACATCGACTGGTTTGTGATTGACGCATGGAACAAATTAGAACATCAATACAGCGAAAGCGAAACGAAATACATCGGGCAATCACTTGACAAAATTGTGAACTTTTGCGAACGCTACAATGTGCATTGCTTTTTGGTGGCGCATCCGCGTAAAATTGTTAAACGCGAGAACGGGCTTTATGACATTCCAACACTTTATGACATTGCAGGCTCGGCAAACTTTTTCAACAAGACCGACAATGGAATTACCGTCTACCGGAACTTTGCAAAGAACACGGTGGAAGTTCATGTGCAAAAGGTGAAGTTTAGCCATTGGGGCGAAATCGGGATGCAGCTTTTCAATTACGATATACCAACCGGATTATACATCGAAACATCAATATGACAACACAAACAGAAAACCCACACAACACCATCCACAAATTGCAGCGCGAATTAGGGTGGAAGAAGAAAATGATTGAAACATACCAGCGCGAAATGTTTACAATCAAGGATTTGAAAGAAGAAATTGAAATCCTGAAAGCCGAAAACAAGTATCTCAAAACTTTGCTGCGAATGTCAGTCAAAACAACCAGCACACAAGAACACATCGAAGCCGCAATAGGTGAAGTTTACCCACATTTTTTGCCGTCAATGATCGCATCTCGCAGCCGCAAAGGTGAACTAGTAGAACTACGCCATATATGGATGCAGTTGATGTATAAATACTCCGGTCTTTCACTCTCAAAAGTGGGCGACATTGCCGGTCGCGATCACACCACCGTCATTCATGCCATTCAAAAAGTAGATGCAATGTGCCTTTACGAAAAGCGGTTTAGGATGCAGTACGAAAAAGTGCTGAAAAATTTGATTGATAAATTGCATGGTCAACATAATTAACTTTTCAGGTGGCAGGACTTCTGCATATATGGCAAAGCGGTTAATTGACGAAGGGTTGACCCATTACATTGTCACTTTTCAAAATACTGGCAAAGAAATGCCCGGCACTCTCGATTTTGTTAATGAATGTGACAAACGGTGGGGCTTAAATATCGTTTGGCTTGAATATCGTAAACCAGCCACTTTTGCGGTTGTTGATTACACAACCGCGTCGCGAAATGGTGAGCCATACAGCCAATTAATTGAACAACGCCCGGCATCCATCCCAAATATGCTATTCCGATATTGCACCACAGAATTAAAAATAAACACTCTTAAACGATATTTAAAGAGCATTGGCGTTAATGATTATATTTCCTATAATGGCATACGCTATGACGAACCGCGCAGGTGGTCAAAAGTGCAAGAGAATGTTGAATTACCTTTGGTAAAATGGAAAGTTGATAAAAAAGTGGTTTTAGATTTTTGGAAGTCGCAGGACTTTGACTTGAAATTAAATGAGCCTTATGGAAATTGCGACTGCTGTTTTTTAAAAGGCAAGGGTAAACTGGCAATAATTGCCAAAGAAAAACCTGAATTGTTTGATTGGTGGATTGATATTGAAAAACAAAGCGGCCACCAATGGAAAAAAGAAATCACATATGAGCAGTTGAAACACAAGGCCACATCACAGCTTGGCATTTTTGACGAAGACCCAAGTTTTGAATGTTTCTGCAATATTGATTAAAAACTTGCACAGTAAAGAAAATTAAACTATATTTGCACACATGATAGTAATAGACATCTGCCTGACTGACATTCCAAAGGATGCAATAACCGAGGGCAAAAACGGCAAAAAATACCTGAAACTGGTATTGAACAAACGCAAATCAGAGGGCAAGTTTGGCGAAACTCACAGCCTACAATTAAGCCAAACCAAAGAGCAGCGCGAAGCCAAAGTCGCACCCGTTTATGTTGGTGGGGGTAAAGAGTATTCGTTTGAGCAAAAACCGGATGCAGGGAAGCCAGCGTTTGAAAGTAATAATCAAGATTTGCCGTTCTGATGACATTCGATAAAAAGTGGCAGTCGCCTACAAAAGAAGCGGAAACCAGCCCGATTAACCCGGCTCACTACAAAGACACGCCCATTCAATTTATTGATGCGGTAAAGGCTGCGATGACTACCGAGCAGTATCTCGGCTTTCTCCGTGGCAATGTGATTAAATATTTGTGGCGTTATGAAAACAAGGGTGGGAAGCAGGACTTGGAAAAGGCTGAATGGTATTTGAAACGATTAATTGAAGAACTATGACACCCGCACAATATGCACACCGCTTGGTTGAAAAGATGACCGAAATCAGCGCGAAGATGTCTGACTATTCCCGCATTGACCTGCCAACCGCAAAACTCCACGCAAAGATAGCGGTCGAAGAAATTATGAAACACTGCCCGAAAGAAGATGCCGGATATTTTGTGAATGTACTGGCAGAAATTGACAATGTATGACCACCGAAGATAAACGCATTTACTTTAACAGCAACAGACGGAAGGGCGATACTGAACGGCTTGTCAAAACCCTGACCGGAAGGGTGAGCCGGAAGACGATATTTGATGCGCTGAAAAACGGGCAAAAGTACAAGCCGGCAAAACATCAGGTGGTGATTGACACGGCTTATGAAATTGTCAATTTATGACTTGTCAAAATTTGGCAAATTGTCAATGGGTGGGTTTACATAACGGTTTAGGGCTTTGCGAAGAAGCCGAAATTGAAATGCAAAATTTGAATTAACCACTAAAGATAAATTGAAATGAAAAATTTGAAACAACTACTGAAACGGCTTTTTTGCAAAGCCCATGTTAGCAAATCGTTGCCCGACCATTACGCAGGTGAATTAAATACCAAGCGGATTAAGGCATACAAGATGCTACATGAACAATACAACCTTGAACAAGGAAGTGTAAGGGATATATTTTGCAAGGGAGCTGATTGGTATAAGGAGCAGTGTCAGAAGGGCAATGTTTGCTAACAGTCGTGCATGCGCAGTTGTTACCATTGATTGCTTTTAAAATTGCGCTTGCACTTTGTTATGGTGACCCTTGTATATTGGCGTAAAAACTGCATCAACTACTACCCGGTGCCAGAGGTGGAAGCCGACCGGATCATACGCAAATACCAGCGTGAGGGGTGGGGATGCGAACTTTACAGCGAAGAACTGATAAAAAAAATTATTGAAAAAGTTTGTTAGTTTAGTTTTTTATACTATATTTGCCACATCGAAACACTATGAATAAAATACTAACCGCACCAATTCAGCCAAACGAAATCGAATGGCGCATTCAGCAAAAAGGCAATGGCAAGATGACCATTGTGCCGTACATTACCAATCGTTGTGTAATGGAAAGATTTGACAAGGCATTCGGGGCTGACAACTGGACATCCGAGTTCCGCGAAATTACCAACGGGTTTATTTGCCGCCTGACCGTGACTTTAAAAGAGCGCACAATTTACCGCGAAGACGGGGCAAGCAAGACCAACATCGAACCTGAAAAGGGCGGCATATCTGATGCAATGAAACGGGCAGCGGTTCAATTTGGTTTAGGGCGTGACCTCTACAACTACCCGCGTGTATTTGTGGCTTCTGCTGACAATTACATCCCTAATTGGGCTTATCCTAAACTTGAAAAACTTACCACTTGGATAAACGAAGGCAAGTGCGACCGGGCTATGATTGTAATCGAAAACAACTAAACACTATGGAAATTATACAACAACTCACATTTGCAGTCGAGGGAGGCAATTTGTCAGCACTCGACGCGTACATTCAGCTTTACCAAATCGAAAAACTCGCAGGTGAAGCCCGCAAACAAATTCAGGCGCAAGCCGTAACCGAAGCGCAGCGCGAGGGCAAACAATTTACCCGTATGGGCTTTGAGGTTCAATGCCGGGCAGCAGCTGGGCGTTGGGATTACAAACACATTCAGGAGTGGGAAGCGAAAAAATTTGAACTCTCACAACTTGAAGAAAAAGCAAAATGGGCTTTTAAGTCAGCAGAAAAAGATATCACCCCTATTGACGATGACGGGGTAATCATTGAAGCCGCTATCTATACGCCCGGTGCTGAAATTATTGCATTAAAGGAGGTACAAGCATGAAAGCGTTAAACTTCTACATCCGCGAAATGGCATCGTTGGAACAATCCTATCGCACTGGCAAAGTAACCGTGCAGCAATACATTGATTTGGGCATTCACTTTATTAAAGTGTCATCAAAAATGGCAGAGCAGGAATTAAAAGACGCATACAAGCATGGCAGCGATGACGAGAATTGTAGGCTTTCCGATGGTGCAATGGCTTCTGATTATGACAATGCCGATGAATGGTATCAGGGTGAATACGGGGGTGAACAATGAAACTACTTGCAGTAATCACAGCCGGGATATTTGCCTATCTTATGGCGTGGGTGTTGGTGACAAAGCGCAGGGTGGAATATCAGGAAGCCGAGCCGTACACATTTGAACGCGACAAGCCGATTGAAAATGCGAACGAAACATTTGAAGCGTGGGCGAAGTTGCGAAGGCAAATTGATGTTCAAAAGCGTGATGGCGGGATATAACGTTTTGCAGCTATGCGATAGTTTTTTAACCGACTTAATTAAAACGAAATGACAATAGAAGAAATAATAAAAGAAGCATTTAGTAGAGGCTGGAGCGCATCACATGAATGTGCAACAGATTTTGATTATGACTGTGCCTTAAACGGATTTTTATCTGAGGTAGAAACTGAGGTTAAAAAATTTCGCATAGGTGCTGTTAGCAGAAGTGCTAATACCGATGAATATACTAAAGGATATAGAGATGGGTGGCGAGATTGCTGTAAAGACCAAAAGGAGTTTGATTAGCATTTCTGCTAACGTTTTGCGTATATGAGAAGTGGCACTTGTAGAATGTTAAAATTTAGCACAAATGTTTATGTGCCATTTCTTATATACGCTGTTACCTGCTGGTGCGGTTAATTTAGGACAAACTTTATACGAAGAACGAAACAAAAATTTTAAATAAAAAAGCATGGGAATTTTAAATAAATATAAAGTGATTGAAATACCATCAAAGAAAACAGAAGAATGGTTGTTGAATAAACACTATGCTAAAAGAAAGTGCAATGTGATGAAATCTTTTGCTCTTGTTGATGCAGAAGAAATAGTTGGAGTATGCACTTTTGGTATGCCACCGACACCATTTTTTAGTAAACTATTTGATAAAGGAACTTACTGTGAATTAAACAGATTGATTACAAATGATGGATTAGAAAAGAACGCATTGAGTTATTTTGTATCACAATGTTTAAAAATGATTGGGAATAAAGTTATTGTTTCGTATTCAGATGCAAACCAAAAACATAATGGTTATATTTATCAAGCGACAAATTGGGTTTATACAGGTGTTGGAAGGGTAAATCAAAAAGACAAAAGAGGAGTAAATAAGTTCTTTTTTAATGGTAAAGAATATCACGAAAGACACATACCCGAAAATATGATTGCCTTGAATTTTGATATTGATAGCAACTTAACTAAAAATGAAAATTGGGTAAAAAATGGTGGAGAAATAGTAAAGCAAGAAAGAAAGCACAGATATTTTTATGTGGTTGGGGATAAGAATTTTAGAAAGCACAATACTGAAATAATTAAAAATCATTTTATTATTTACCCATACCCAAAAGGACAAAACGAAAATTATGATACAAGTTATGAGATTAAAGACAAATACTTAGAAACTAAATTGTTTTGAAAAAACAAAAGTGCGGTGGCTTTTTATTTAAAATTTTTGAATACGAAAGTTTGATACGAAGCACTAATGTAGCACTTGCAGGTAACAGTCGTGCAGGCGCAGCCATAACCATTCAATCTTACATTGGTTGCGCTTGCACTTTGTTATGGGGGTTTTGTTCCCCCTTTTTTTTTGGTACATTTATCTATAATGCTGAAAAAAGACATCGTTGAAAAGTATTTGCGAAAGTACAGCGACGAAAACAACCAGCTAACCATGCCAAAGCAAACGCTGGCAAGGTTAATTTACAACGAAAATCACGGCTTGTTCCCCAATGTTCAGGCAGCCCGTAGCATGGTAAGGGTATTGACCGGGGCGAAGGTTGCAGGCTCGCATCCTATCCCCGAATTTGTGCAGAAATCTACAATCGAAGAAGGGATGCGAAAACTGAAACTTTACACGAAGCTGCCGGAATACAAGGACACGATTTTGAAGCCGGGCGTGTGGGGTGTAATGTCCGATGTTCACTTCCCGGAACATGATGCAGCGGCGGTGACCGCTTCATTGGAGTATTTCAAATCGCAAAATGTAGACGGCATCATCTTGAACGGTGACATCATTGATATGTATGAGGTGAGCAGATTTATTCGTGAAATCGGGCGGCCTTCCATCCGTGAGGAACTGGAAATGACACGCAACTTTTTTACCCTGCTGCGTGAGCAGTTTGGTGACATTCCGATAATTTACAAATTTGGTAACCATGAAGAACGGATGCGAACATTCCTGCTTACAAACGCCCGTGCGATTGCTGACCTCGAAGGCATCGCACTTGAAGATCAGTTGCAGCTTAAAAAATTTGGTATGAAAGTAGTTTTTCGCGAACGCATCCGGGCGGGTAAGTTGGACATCTTACACGGACACGAACTTCAAAAGGGTATTGCTGCTCCGGTTAATCCTGCGAGGGGTGCGTTTTTACGCGCCAAATCTTCGCTGCTGATAGGACACCACCACCAAACCAGTACGCATCACGAAAACAACCTTAAACGCGACCAAATCGTGTGCTTTTCAATCGGCTGTCATTGTACCCTTACGCCCGAATATAACCCATACGGCTATACCCGGCAAAATCACGGGGGCGCGATTGTTGAGGTGTTGAAGTCCGGGCATTTTATGGTTGAAAATTACCGCATAATCCAGGGCAAAATATACTGATGCTTTTTCGCCCTCTTATATTGGAAGTGCTTTGTGAAGATGAACACGGGGAAGCCCTTGAAGAAATGGGTATCCAGCCGGACTTACGCGAAGCCCCGACAATGATTATGGAAATTTGGTCTGTGAACTATGTCATGGAAGATGTCCGCAGCACCCGTGAGTTGCCGATTACCTGCATTGCCACCGGGGACCAGATATTTATGGCTTTAATTCCTATTGAAAAGGTAAGACAGAAAATAATGCAATGTGCAAAAACCCCGTTCGTCTAATTGGTAAGATCCACGCGAATTCCGGTCAGTAGGTGTCGGCTCAACGCGAAAAACCCAAGGCGTGGAGATGAAGGTTCAAGTCCTTTACGGGGGGCTAAATTTCAAACAAGGTCAGGTCAATGCGCTGCCCATTGGTGAACAATTTGCACACCTCAAACCACCCGGCATCCTGAACAACTAAACACCCGGCAGACCAGCCGTTAATGAATGCTGCCGCACCGCCCCGGTGAAAGTTTATTCCAAAAAGCCCGAATTGCTTATTCACCCGGTCAAGACGCAAATCTTTGTTTCCATCCCGGTAAATTGTAATCGGTAGCACCTGCATAAAATATGGTGCATTGAGCCAAAGGAATTTCCAATTCGCAGCAGTTACGAATTGATGTGAGCCGATTATTTGCTGTTCAAGTGCGATGGCTGTTCCGGTAATTCCCCCGTAGGTTATAGGATTGAAAAGTGAATAATGCCCGGCAGTTGTTGAGCAAGGCAAAGCCATTACCGGCAAACCTGATTTGTAAACAGCAACGAAGTCATCGAAGGTATTTGTAAGGTTCGCATCGGTTCTAATCCATACCAGCCCGTCTTTTGGCATTAACCATTTGCGCTTTTCGATGTTTGCCTTTACGAACAAGTGCAGGGCGGCAAGTGTGCGGCTGCCGACAAGCCCGTCAACTACCAACTGCGCCCCGTTGGCGTTCAAAATCTCTTGTAATCTTCTCATTTTTTAATGATTAACCCAATGCCAAGCCCGGACAATGCCGCAATTTTGACCATCCGTTTGTGCAATTTGTGCTTTTTTTGTGCATTCAAAAGTGCATTTTGTTGCTTTTTTACCTCAAAAAGTAGGTTATTGTTTGATGTTTCCAACACTGCGATATTGCTATCCCTCAAATCAATGCCTTTTTTCTGCAACCTGATTAACTCCGTGTCGGCATCCACCACCCGCCAAAGGCTATCCACCTCGGCTAAAAGCATTGTGATTTTGGTTGTGTCTTCAATGTTCGCCCACAGAGTATCATTTAAGCGGATTTCCCGCATTTTCTCAATTATCCTGACCTTGCTGTCGCGCTTTGCTTTTAGGCTGTCGCAAATCGTCTGTAAACTATCCGCGTTCTTTTTGATTTGTACGGACAATTTATTCAGGCTGTCAACTTTTCGGAGTAATCCCATGTCGCTGTGATAATATTCTATTTTGTTGCAGGTGTTTACCAATGCCCCGGTCAGGATGCAAAGGCCAATGACAATAACAATTAATCTCATTCAGCAAAGAAGTTTGTCACAAATTTACCGACCGCACCCGAAATTCCTATAATCAGCATAGTTTTGGGATTGTCAATATTTAACCCTGCCAAAAACAGCGAAGCCGCTGCCATGCTATCCCCTAACACCCGGAAGCGTTTTGGCGTTGGTTCAAAATAGGATTTTAATCTTACCCTTGCCCCACGCTTGGCTTCTGCCTGCGGTGTTTGTTCTGGTGCTTCGTATGCCGCCCCAGCTTCTTTCTTGTTTTCGGTTTCCATTTTGCGACCTCTTTATTTTTTGCCATTTTTGAAGAACTTGTAAATGCCGATGCAGGACAAAATCAATGCAGCGGTGAATGAAAGGAATTGAACTATTGGCAGCAACTTTGCCGCTACCCCTG